AACTTTTAGAGTAAGAAAGCTCTATCCAACGATGGAGAATGAAAGAACAGTACAAGCATCAACTCTAATTAGATATTTAAAAAAACTACATAATTTACACAAATGCATTTAAGAATATTATCATTAGGAGCAGGAGTACAAAGCACAACATTAGCTTTGATGATTGAAAAAGGAGAAGTTCCTATGGTTGATTGTGCAATATTTTCAGATGTAAAAGGAGAGCCACAAAAAGTTTATGATCATCTTGATTGGTTGGAAAAACAATTAAGTTATCCAATTCATAAAGTTACCTGGAGAAACTTAAAACAAGATGTTTTAGATGCAAGTGTTGGTGAATACAAAGGATTTACCGCACCATTTTTTACATTAAGTGATGAAGGTAAAAAAGGAATGTTGCGTAGACAATGTACAGCAGATTATAAAATAAAACCAATTGGTCAAAAAGTCAGAGAACTACTTGGATATAAAAAAGGTGAAAGAGTTAAAGGAGATACTGTTGAAATGATTATGGGTATTTCTTATGATGAACTTTTTAGAATGCGTGAAAACAGATTAAAATATATTACAAATGTTTATCCACTTGTTGAAAAAGAAATAAGAAGGCATCATTGTTTGCAATGGATGGAGAAGCATGGCTATCCATCACCACCTAGATCAGCTTGTACTTTTTGTCCATATCATAGCAATCACGAATGGAGAGAAATTAAAAAAAATAAAAAAGAATGGGATGAAGTTGTTGCTTTGGACAAAGCTATTAGAAATACAGAAGATTATAAAGGAGATACAAAATATAAAAAAGTGGTAAGGGATAAATTATATTTGCACAGGGATTGTAAACCAATTGACGAAGTTGATTTGCGATCTGACGAAGAAAAAGGTCAAATGTCGCTTTTAGATGAATGTGAAGGTATGTGTGGAGTTTAAAACAAGCTCATATTTGACCGTACAAGCAAAAAAAGAAGGAGGTCTGTATGATTAGACCTCCCAATATTAAAAGCTTATCAAGGATTCAAAAATTAGCTGTTTAATGCTTTGAATAGCTTTGCAGCATGATTATCTGCATTTTGATAAGAATGAGTAACATAAATATCCTGCGTAGCATCGTTGCTATGACCAAGTGCCAATCTGACATCATCACGAGTAGCTCCCTGCTTACGAAGGTTGGTTGAAACAAAACGTCTAAATATCTTTGTTTCTTTTTGTGTACTCCCTGCTCTTTTACAAGCAGCAATAAAAGTATCTTGTGTAACTTTGTAAGTACAATCAAATAAATTTTCATTTTTAAGATTAGAATGATCAATATAATCTGCAATCATATCAGTAAATTGCGGAAATATTGGCACAACTCTTTCACCCATATCAGCTTCATCGGATCTTAAATGACCTGATTTAGTTAATCCAACTTTACCAGTTTTTGCCGATCTTGATTTATTGATTGATATTCTATTTTTTTTGAAATCAACATCACCAACAGTAAGAGCTGCAATTTCACCCCATCTTGCTCCAGTATGTGCCTGGATCAATAATAAAAATGCAGTTTGTGAATTATACTTATCATAAGACCATTTGATCTGTTTAAGTATTCTTTTCATTTCATCCTGATCAATAGATTTTTTACCATGAGCAGTATAAGTTGGTCTATCTTTAGCAAAAGCATGAGTTGGAGATATTTCAATAATATCTAACTGCTCCGCTTTTGTCATAATTTTTTCAAATACAGCATAGATACGATATGCTTGTGATTCACTTTGATAAGAGTTTAAATCTTTAATAAACTGATTAACCCATTTTTTATCAATCGCATGAATATTAGTATTTTCATTACGAACTTTCCAAAGTGCCTTCGCAGACTCCTCGTACCTCGTCATTGTATCTTGTGCGAGGGTTTTCTTCTTTTTTGGGTTTTTTTCTTTAAGAGCAACCTTAACTCTCCAATCATCCCATAATTCATCATAAACTTTAATTAGAGGATAATTTTTAGATTGTTTTGTAACTTCTGGTTGGGTGTCATTAGTACGCAAAAACTCCATTGCATTATCAACAGCAACATTTTTTTTGGTACTAAAAAACCTTTTTACTTTAGGTCTGCCATTTGCAGCAACAACACCTGTTTCTACAACGACACAAAATTTTTGTTCACCACGAACATTTACTTTATAAGTTTTCATTTTTTACTCCTTGATAAGTAAATGGAATAAATTAATTTTTATCCCAATAAATATGACGATATTTATATCAAAATGTTGAGTAAATGTTGAGTAAATATTGATAGTAGATGAATAAATATACTATGTAGATTGTATGTTTTGGCTGTTTTCTGGGAAATATTTGGGAGTATTATTGTGTATAAATCGGAGGTTTAAGCCGTATTTTTTGGCTATTTTACAGGTTAGATTCGGCTGTTGAGTGCTTGTTGAGTGAATATGAGTGGCGGAGAGTGAGAGATTCGAACTCTCGGAAGGGATTGCTCCCTTCGGCAATTTAGCAAACTGCTGATTTAAACCACTCATCCAACTCTCCTTAATACGAGGAGAGTAATACATGAATTTGCACTTTTTATCTAGTTTTTCATATAACTAAATAGGAAAGATATTTGGTAATTTTTCCTGCAAAAAACACATACTATAATAGGGAAGATTTTTGATAAATTTTACTCTGAAAAGTACACAATATATTAGAGGTAAATATGAAAAAAATTAAACACACTAAAATACCAAATGAAATTGCAAATATACTTTTACACGCATTGGGAGATTTACAAACTGGTTTGGAGGATCAAATGAGTGTAACTATTCTTGAACAAAGACGATATGCAGAAAGACTATTTAAAAAATCAGAAAAAGCAAGAGATTGGGTATATGATAATTTAAGAAAAGATTTTAAAATTAAATCGGTGTAGAAGCAATTAATTGACAAGAGAACATTGCAGCCACATCTTTGTCTTTAAATGGCTGATCAACGACTTCTACGATCTTATCAACTAGCTCGTTGCAGGTTTCCCAATCCTCAACCTCTTTGCCTAATTCTGCCTGGTATAGACAAAAATTAGTATTTGGCTGAACATTGAGGAAACACACAACAGCTATTATTTTAAACATTACTTCTTTTTTTTGCCTTTGGTAACTTTTTTGCCTTTGGTCATTTTACCCATCATCATTTTACCATTTTTCTTTTTACTTCTTTTCTTCATTCCTCTTGCCATGAATATCTCCATATTGTTGTCTTACGAGTACGGTGTCTGCATAATAATCATTTGACCAATGCTCGTAGTAGTTTGTTTTTCTCAAAGATGAACTGCCATCTTCAAGCTTTTGATAACTCTGTATCAAAACCATATAAAATTCATTGTCTGGCTCAAAGTCAGCACTTTCTAAAAAATCAACGACTTCATCGTCAGGATAACTAGCAATTAAATAAACATCTTCTCTTACAAAGACTTTGTTAAGAGCATGAACATAATCGTTTAATTCATCGGCTGTGATGTATAAATCTGCACAAGCCACAATAACAACATCATATTTGCCAAATTGTTTTGCCTGGTCAACGACCTGGTTAAGAAAATCTTTAGACTCTTTAACCTCTACAATTTTTAATTTATCTTCTTCTCTTGTTTTCTTGGCAAACGGACATACTGGTAAACCTTCAAGATTATCACTTGGCTTTTCAACGAAAGTTTTAGACCAGGTTAAAATATCCTGTGTTATTGTTCGCTTCACCTAAATCGTCTAGTTTTTTTTGCGATGCGTTTTGGTTGTTTGGAATGTTGTTTACCTCGTTTGGTATCTCTGCGTTTAGCTCTAGTAGTAGAAGCATATTCGGATGCTGTCATAGATTTAATGGCAGCTTCAGGTAGGTATCTCTCTCCTGTCTTGGAACTTGGTTTACCTGATTTTGTTCTCCATTTTTGCTTAGTCCAGTTTTTAAGACTTCTTTGACTTTTTTTTAGAGCCATTCTTTTTCTTTCCTAATCGTTTAAAGTCTGCTGCTGTAATTTTTCCAAATGGTCTAGCAACATCAATCTTCTTTTGTTTTTTGCTTAATCTTCTAGGCATTAGTTTTTATATCCTCCACCTGCTGCTTTATATTGTTTTGCCAACATCTGTGCCTTACGACCAGACCATTGACCAGGTTTACCACCTTTTGATCCTGCCATAATTTTATTAAATAATCTTTTTCGCATAGCAGGTTTTGTATAGTTACCTGCTTGATTAACTTTAGATTTAGTTTTCTTTTTCATATCCACTCATCTTGTTTGTATGGAGAATGCTTACAATCAAAACACATCCACTTATCACCAACACCAAGAACAAGATCAATTGGATCACATGCTTTGCATTGACGATTTCTTTTTTTTATATCCATCATTTTTTCACCACCAGATAATTCTTGTGGTTTCTTTTCAGGAAATAAATCAAAATAAAGTTCAGCTCTTTTTCTTCGCTTTGTTTCGCTTCGAGATTGCTTTTGCCTTCTTCCTTGCATCTGCTTTTGAACTTGCTCCCCATTTGCGTAATGACAATAACAATCGAGTTGGTTTTCCGTCTTTATATTCAGCACCCTTCATATTTCCCATTCTTGCTAAGAAGGAACTTCTGCGTGGCGAATCTCCGCTTTTAACTGGTGGACGCAAATTAAGTCCTTCAGTTCTTTTAAAGTACCTACGACCTGCTGCTGTTAAACCACCAGTTTTACTTTTATGTTCTTTTCTCATTTCTTTTTAAACATACCCATAACTCCAGGAGCAGCTCTTACTCCAAGAGAAACACTACAAGCTAAATATAAAAGATGCTTATAGTAATCAGGTAGTTCGTGTAGTGCTTCAAAACCTGCTTTGATGTGTGGTGTCCAACCAGGTATAAATACTGCAACAGCAGGAAGCATTAAGCAAAGCAAAACAAATTCGTCTTTCCAAGATCCCTTCATTTGATCTACGGCAGAAGCTTCCCATTTTATTTTTCCTGCTGCTATATCTTCGTTTTTCTTTTTCTCTGCTTGTATCTGTGCAATCTTTACTTCGCCTTTTAACTTTCTAGTTTCAACGAAACCTTTAACTCCATCAGTTACAACTCCAAGTAATGGTTTTGCTAGTAAATGCCACATACTAGAATATGCTGTTAAAAATTATTAAAATGATAATCACTCCAACTCCCATAAGGAATAGTTGTACTGATCTTTTTAATCCTGTCCAAAAATCTACAAATTTAGTCCACATATTAATCTCCTTTGATTATGTTTGCTAATGCCTGGCTTCTTCCTGGCACTTGTCTTGCTAGTTTAGAATTTAAAAGTTCGTCAGCACATTCATTCCATTCGTTATTTTTTGCGTGTGCTAAAGTTTTTTTAAATTTAGATAAACCAGTTACTCCAATCCAAAATGCAAGTTCTACAAAGCAACCAAACTTTTCATCTGGCATCTTCATATCCTGGCATAGTCTTGTTGCTCCTTTAAGAGCTATGTCAAAATCTTTATCAAAAACTTTATCCCAACCTTCTTTTGTTGTTGGTATTTCTTCTCCAGGTATAA